TCAAAGATTGGCAAAGCCAGCGGCATCTCTGGCCGTGAAATGCACAACGCTCTACTCTACAAGTCTTTGCGCGGACAGCTCCTGATGGACAACTTCCGCTCTCAGAACGGAGGCGAGACCCTCGCGCGTCTGGTGAAAGAGAGCCAAGACCGCGTCATCCACGTCCTTCGCGACGTGCGCGACGGCTCAAGCAGCGATGGCTTTGTAATGTTTGCGGCCTACGGCGACATCTACGCCGCAATGCGACGCCGCACCCCATTCGCCAACGCAGCATTCTCTGTCTCAAAAGACAGCGTCCACCCGTCTATTGCTGCGCGTGTGGCCCGCGAAATCGTGGGTAGCATGTCGCCTTCCGCCGACAAAGGCGCTCGTAGGTTCTTGGGCGTTGACGACAAAGCAGACCTGACACGCAGCGTGTATCATGTCGTGACTGAAGAAGGAGAAGTTCGCGGGGTCACGCAAACCGAGTCTGGTGTGTATGGGCGTGGTGTTTACCTGAAGCGCAAGGCCGATGACGGTTACGACGCTATGGGATACAAAAGCGACCTTGAGAACAGCATCTCTAAGGATGCGGCATCTCCTGACATGGCACGCGCTGGCCTGGACGCAGCGAAAGAGATCATCTCGCTCCGCGAGCGCCTGCTGCAAGTCGCGGCACGCGGCGCTGGCCCAGATGAAATTCAATCAGTCCTCCAGTCAATCAAGGCAAACTGGGCTATCGCAAAGGCAGCGTCGCAGAACGCACACAGCAAAGACGTAATGCCCGTGTTTGCACGCTTGAGCGACGCGTTCGATGTGAGCAGCAAGTCAAAATACACGCTTGGTGCTGGCAACGTAAACATCGACCACCTCCTCGTCAGTCTGATGGACAATGGGCTGGTGTCGCGGCGTGGCCTAGAGAGCCTGCAACAAAACCTGCCGTCCAGTTTCTCTGGCCGCCAGCTCTACGAAGCCCTTACAAGCGATGTCGGAGGGATCATGCACCTGCATGGCGACTCCATTGACGGGGTCAATGCACGAGACCGCCTCAACCAACACCTTCGCGATAACGGCTACGACAGCATTATCACAGACGAGGGCGCTGTTGCCTTTGACATGGGTTCTGTCCGCCCGCTGCAAGATCGGTTCAATGACTTTGCCGAGATGGAGGGTCGCCCAGCTTCTTATGGCGGCAAGACTTCCATCGACGTTCTTGAGGAAATGTCATTCAACAACGCTCCGATCCGCTCAGGCGCGTCGGTCGCAATCACTGTCGACTTGCAAAACGCAGGCGTCCCCGAGGCGATCATCAAGCCTGTTCGCAAGATGCTGAAAGGCCGCGAGCTGTCCAGCGCGGACGTCGAGCGCGTGAACGAGTTTTCTAGCGTCCGAAACTTCTTCTCGGAAAACTCAGTGCGCCTTCGCAAGATGGGTGCCAACTGGTTCGCTGATGTCATCAAGCCGACCAATGGCGCTGGAGTGCAAGAAGCGCACTCCGCCGAGATGGGTCGCGTCCTTGCTTCCGTATTGAACGGAACACGCAAAGGCGACGTCGCGCTGAACACCCTCCCAGATGCCACCAACTACGCAAAGCGCTGGATGAACCGCAACAAGTTCTGGGGCAGCGTGGCGCAGCCTGCAAGCCACCGCCGCATCTTGGATGCTATTCGTCAGGGGAGAGCGGCAGTCGCGAACCTGAAACCAGATGAGCGTATTGTGGCCTACAAAATCGTTAAGTCGTTCGACGAAGAGCTGAAGCGCATGAAAGACATGGGCATTCACGTTGGCGATGCTCGCGGCCAAAGTGATTTCTACTTGCCACAAGTGTGGAACATAGAGGCAATCCGCGACAACCCATCGGCCTTCATCGAGTCTATGACCCGCGTGTTCATGCGAGAGCAGGCGACACCAGACTTTACGAGTGGCCGCGAAAGCGTTGATGCTATCAAGGGCCGCGTAGAGAAAATGGTCCAGCGTATGCTGGACACTGATGGCGACTTTGTGAACGCGATTGACTCAGCACGCACGGTCATGTCCGACCCGTTCTACTCGCGGATCATTCGCCTTCAGCCAGGCGACTACAAGGACATTGATGGCTTTATGGTCAACGACCTTGAAGGTCTGATTGTGAAGTATTTTGACCGCACCGCACGAAAGCGCGTCTTGACTGAACGCATTGGCGTAAACGGTCACGCACTTCTGGCTTATGAGCGCGTCGCTGAAGGCGGGATCGAGGCCGCCGCTGACATCCTGTCTCAGAACAAAATCAGCGCGAACACCAAGCAAGGCACGCGAGCTGGTTTCGCCGCAGTGGAGGACGTGACGGTTCCGCGCATAGCGGCAAGCAAGGAGACAATCACGCGAGCGCTAACAGAGGCAAAGCGCATTCTGGCAGATAAAAAGAACGCGGCTTCCAAGTCGCAAGCTCGGAACATCCTGGTCAATCTTCAGGATGCTGCCTTCCGCACAGAGCCTCAGTTCTTGAAGAGAGTAGATGCCATCGTCAATGCGATGTCAGACTTTAATAGCCGCCCGATCAGCCGTCAGGCACTGTCGGAGATTGCGGGCATGAACAACCTTCTGAACCGTCGTCCGATTGAGGGCAACGGGACAGGCATGTCGCACGTCGTAACGCGCCGACTCAAGGCGTTTAACTCTGTAACGCTTCTCGGCTTCACCACGTTGACGTCCATTCCAGATACCGCGCTGCCTCTTATCCGCAGCGGCAACTTTGGCGCATTTGCTAAAGCCTGGAAGAACTACATGGCTGACCCAGACTACCGCCGCGCTTCCAAAAACTTGGGGGTTGGCATCGACAACCTGCTGCACCAGAAGATGGCAGAGATCGGAGGCGAGGGTTCGCAAAGGTTCAGCAACGCCTTCTTCAACTTTACCATGCTGACTGGCTGGACAAACGTCCAGCGCGAAGTCGGCGCTATGGTGGGGTATGAGGCAATGCGTGCTGAGCTTGGGAAAGCGACACGCCTGCGGCGTGAGGGCAAGACCAACTCTGCGTCTTACAGAACCTCAATGCGCTTCCTAGAGCGCTACGGCCTGACTGGGCAAGGCGCTTCATACGACTTCATGAAGCCAGGCGCGGTGGCCCTAGATGTAAGCAGCTCGGACGGAGCGGCCCATAAGGCTGTGCAACTTGCTACACTCAGGTTCGTCAACGAGTCTCTGTTCATGCCAAGCTCGAACGACATCCCGCAGTGGGCCAACACGCCTTGGGGCAGCGTCGTGTTCCAGCTCAAGTCGTATCCTCTCATGATGATGCGCCTGACAAACGACGTGTTTGGGGAAGCCAAGAAGGGCAACATGAAGCCGCTGGCCTACCTCGCGACGGCAGGCGTTGGGTTTGGCGCTATCGCACTCTCGGTTAAGGACGTCGTCCAAAGTCGTGGGGGCGATGACAACCGCCAGCGCGAGGTCCGCGAGCGCAGGCTAAGCCAAATGTTCCCTGGCCTTGCGGCAGCAGTCGGCATTCCAGAAGACAGCAACACTGACGCCGCCCTCGGCTGGTATCTTCAGTCCATGATGGCTGTCGGTGGCATCGGCCTGCTTGGCGACTTCTTCTTCCAAGCCGCAGAGCAAGCTGACAACGGTGCATACGGGCAGACGCGGATGATGTCTTACGTCCTTGGGCCTAGCGCATCGCTTATCCCTGCCGCGATGGACGTGGCGGGCGGCGTGTCTGAGGCCGCGTTTGGCGGGACAAGCCCAGGCAAGACTCGCCAAGCTCTGCGAACTGTAGCTGGCAGGGTTCCGATCTTAGGTGGTGTCGGTGACTTCCGCGAGACCGCCGCAGACCTTGGAGGCGACCCAACTGGGACTAAGACAAACACAGGCACAGGCTCCAGCTTCTCGTCAGGCTTCGGCTCTGGCTTCAAGAACGGGTTTTGAAAGGCAACATGATGGCACAAAAAAACGAAGTGATTATCCATTGTTCGGATACGCGCCCAGACTGGATGTCTGGCCGCCCGACAGCGGAGAAAGTCGCTGAAATTCGGCGTTGGCACGTCAAGGAACGCGGCTGGAAGGACATCGGATATGCCGAGATCATTGACAGGGACGGCACTCGCTACCCTGGCAGAGACACTGACAACGACGGTGACACATGGGAAGAGATTGGGGCGCACGCCGTCGGCCACAATACAAACTCAATCGGGGTTTGCCTGCTGGGTGGACACGGGTCGAAAGCAACCGACAAGTTTTCTGACAACTTCACCCCAGAGCAAGAGCGCTCGCTTCTCCGCTTGCTTGGCGAGGTTAAGGCGCGTTACGGCAGCGTAAAAATCAGCGGCCATAACGACTACGCCCAAAAAGCCTGCCCTGGATTTAAGGTTTCAGACTGGCTGGCAAACTCCGAGCGCAGTCAGCGAGCGAGTATTTCCGAGTCTAAGACGATCCAGGCTTCGCAAGTTGCCAAGGTGGCGGCGGTGGCAAGCCCGATTGTCGGGATGTTCTCTAACGTCCCGTGGCAAACACTGGCAGTCATGGGCGCGTTCACTCTGATAATCTTGCTCGCGACTGGGATTATTGACTTGGAGCGCTTGAAGAAATGGAGGCGTGGGGATCGGTAATGCTTACTAAGCTCCACTCCTACGCTCTTTTCGCAACTGCCATAGTGTTGGCGGTTGTCGGTGTGTATTGGCGCGGCGTCAGAGATGGCGTCGCAAAGGTCGAGTCGAAGATAGACTCAGCCAGGCTCAACGCTGCACTCGAAGCAAATAAAATTGAAAGGAGCGTCGATGCGCTTTCTGATACTGACTTGCGTGATCGCGCTGGTAAGTGGGTGCGCTAACCCGTCTGGAAATTACTGTGACATTCACAAGCCACTTCTTTTTGGGAGCGGCGAAACAGTCGAATGGCTTGGCCAAAACGACCAAGACCTACTCCGTGGAATTGTTACAGAGAATGAAAAATGGGAAGCAATCTGCAATGGGTAAAAGGGCTTGGTGATAGACTGAGCGGGTGGGTAACCTCCTTGAGTCGAGTTGCAAACAACTGCCTCTTTGACGGCCCATCTGAAAGTCTTTGCTCCCGCGCTTGGAGGCTACGGGGGCAAAGCAAATTTTGGATGTGTTGGGTAAGAGTGTTCGGTCGCATACACTGCGCTAAGTCGTTCCGCGAATACCACGGCGATCAAGAGGAGCGCTGATTTTTCCTGTAAGTGGCGGCGGCAACGCTCCCTATTATGAAGTCGAGCGTCTTCTCCAGCCCGCCATCTATTCTTGTGTCGTTGACGATTGAGATGGTGGGAGCAATTTCGTTTATTTCACTTGAGTGAGTTGCGTCTGGCGGCTCGTCCTGGGTCGATAGTGAAATGACTATTCCGCCCATCGACTTTATCCGTTGGCCCTCGTTGAAGAACCTCACGTCGTCCGTCACTACCAACTGGCCACTGTCCATCATCGCTTGCGCCTTGTGCTGCCACATGGCCCCCCAAAGATCGCCGCCGATTATGTCCCGACCCCATTCCGTCCCCAGCGTCTGCATTGCAAATCGGGGCGTCTTTCCGCATAGCAAGTCGCATGGTAGCTCCTTCAGCTTCCCTTCGATGTGGTCCTCTGTCAGCCCAAAGCCACGAAGCATGTCTTTCAGTGGCCCAGCAAACTTCAAAACCTCATAGTTATATTTCTCATGTAGGTATTGTGCAGCATAAGATTTCCCGCTGCCCATACGCCCTGAAAAACCTATCAGACTTGGGATCATTTGCCGTCCTCCTTGTCAGCAAGTGCCAACCTGAGTGCAAGAAGTTCAGCAGAAAGCCAGCGCAACTTGTCCATCGCCTTGCGTCGGTCATCCAATTGCTTTGAGTTTATGCTGTCGTCGTCAGCGACCTGCTCAATAAGCCACTCGACATCACGAATCCTGTCGCGGCAGCTCGTCATCTGAGACTCTACCTCAATGATCCGTTTCGTTATTTCCAGCTTTGTGTGAGGTGTCTTCATTACTTTTTATCCAGTGGTGTATATGGCATCCAGCTAGAGCAGACGTCGCCCCCGCATGTTTCGCAGGCAAATGTCCCGTCGTGATTTCCTGTAGAGCGCCCACAAGTCCTGACGCTTCTTTCTTTCGGAAGCTCTCCACGCCAGCAGGCGTCAACCTTGAAGCATCCTCTGCAACGCCAGTCACTCTCATCAATGCTGCACTTTGCGGCCATATTAGAAAGAACTCGCTCGACCTTGAGGTTCAAAGACTCAAAGCGGAAGACGTCAAAGTCGACATACTCGTGATGGTATGCGCTGTTGTTCTTGTTGTAAGCGACGAGGACGAACCGCTCGATGCCAGACATCCCCATCATGAACTGCATTTGGTCATAGTAATTTGCGTGTGAGACCTTCACGCCTTTCTTCGCAAACTCGTTGAACTTGTTATCGTTCATAGATTTGATCTCGACACCGACAACCTTGTCGTCGATCTCAGTTAGCCCATCTGCGTGGCCAATGGCGTGACCGCCATAGGCCGTGTAGCGCCACTGCTTCCCAGTCATAGGGTCTTTCTCCATGACGTGGACGCCGCCTTTGGCCATGTCCTTCACGACAAGATATTCAATGCGGTGTCCGTCACGGAAAATACGCTTCAGTTGCTCGCTGGGTGGGGTATCTGGGTATCCCCGAAAGCTGAAAGCGATGCTCGCCTCGCAACTTTGACCGACACCAGATGCGCCAATGTATGCTCTCGCCTCGCCTCTCGGCTCGTTGGAGTATGCGTCTCTGATTTTGCCACTGATGTCGGTCATTGTTGTTCCTCAAAACGGGATGTCGTCGTCCAACTTCATACCGCCGCCAGTCGCTGGGGGCGCTTGAAAGTTATCTTTAGTCACCGCACCCGCCTGAGAGCCAAGCTCCGATGGGGCAAAGAAATAGTGGACCGCCGAACCAGTCTTCGTCTCGCCGTTTTTTTCGTAGCTGTCTGCCTTTACAGCAACTCCGACCCTTAGACCGCTCATGGACGACACGTCGCCTGGCTTGTCGGGGTTCGGGTGGCCGCCGTGGACAAGAAGAGCTTTGAGCTGCTCACGACCAATGCGGGTCGCATCATGCGAGGACGGGACGTGGACGTTGATCCAAGTCTTGATCGTCGCTTCAGAAGCGGTGTCCTTCAAGACCACCTCAACCTGCTTGCCATTTTGTCGCGTGTCCCGCAACGCGGCAGATTCCACGACGCAGAGATATTTTCCAGGCTGTAGCATGGAAGACTGACGCACCTCGACGCCCGAAAGATTGAGTTCGTTAAATGAAAATGCCATGAGATCACTCCTCGCTTGGCTGGTTTGTTTCAGGTGACTGCGCTTCTTTCCAAGCAACAAAGGTTGCGTCGTCCATGTCCATTCGGCGGAACAAGTCGACAATGTTGCCAGTGCGCTCGACCGCCCGAAGCCTGCGGTTCTCGTCACGCACTTTGCCTTTCCACCCCTTCACTTCTTCTGTGACGACGTATCTAAGGACTTTCTGG